GAGTAATGAGAGACTCATTAAACAAATAATAGACCTTCATGTTAATACCATACTTAACACAAAGAGCTGTTAGATCACACATTGATCTTGTATAGTTGCCATGACACTGGCCCCCATACATTGGAGTGGCTACAAACAATGATCGTTTGCGCAACTCTTCGATTTCAATTTTAATTTCCATTGTCTATTACTCCACTGCTCGGAGAAGACTCTTCTTTCCACCTGCAGCTTGTGGTGGTGTTAGGATCTGGCTTGTTGCCATCTGGTAGTCGTTGACTAGTGAATCAACTGGATCTGTGATGAATAGAACGCTAGCTGGTAGCAATTCAAATCCTTCCATTGCAGTTGTGTACTGCATGAATGGCACAAATACTAAACGATTTTCTTGGAAGGCAAGCAACAATGGCTTGTTAACCTTCAACTTAGTCTTTGTTTCTTGGAGATCACAAATGATCTCATCACCATTCATTAACTTAACAATCTTAATATTCATTATAATTACCTCTGTTGGTTTTTCAAATAACGTATATACTTCTTTAACTGTCTCGATGCCTTTTCCCTATGTGCTGGATGCATCTTCTGGAGAAAGTTAACTCCCTGTAAATGATCATACTCATGTAAGAAGATTCTGGCTGTCATGCCAGTAAACTTTCTTGTCATTGTATTTCCGCCTGGCTCCGTAAAGCGGACACGAACATGGGCTGGTCTCTTGATAGGAGCAACCACACCCTTATATGATAGACATCCTTCTGTTAAGGAAACAACTTCCTCAGACACGTCGACAATTTTTGGATTGAAACATGCAAACGCAGGATCACCTTCCATAATGAATACTCTATATGGAAGGCCTACTTGATTAGCTGATAATCCGATACCCTTATGGTGGCGCATTGTGTCAAGAAGATTTTTGGCCAGTTCCATAGGGTCGATAGGGGGATTGTCAAAATCAAAAAGAGGCAACTCTTGTTCCAAGATTGCACTCTTGTGGTCAATCAAATTATACACCATACTTTTTATCGTGCTCTTTATTCAAGCCATAACTACCATCATATTTATGTAAGCTCTCAGCCTTGAATAGTAGGAACTGGCCAATTCTTGTATTCTTTCTAATAGTCAATGGGCCAGTCGTAACATGCATAGCACCGGCCATGACACCATGATAGCCAGAATCATAGAGGCCAGAGGTTAGGAAGACACCATTACGGTTAAGAGTTGATCGAGTGATAACCCAACCAGCTTCACCCTCACCAATCTCAATAATGTTTTCCATTACAACTTCATATGTACCTGGCTCAAGTGTCCAGAAGCCAACTTCATTAGGAAGAAGTTCTTCTGACCCTCTATGAACCTTATAATCTTCGCTTAGAGCAAACGTTTCGTTCTTAATCTTAAAGACCTTACCCAAACGCAAGTCAACTGCATTAGGTTGAACATCTACTTCATGTACATTTGTGAGCTTTGATCCGTGCTCACCCATAATATGGATCATCATACCTTATCTTCCTGTGGTTGTGTGAAGTGATATAGAAGGACGATATAATGGATAGCCTTGAGCAAATCCTTCTTATTGTGACCATCTTTCTTACCATATCTCATTAAGTACTTGATAGCAGTATCTCTAGAAGTAGTATCAACACTACCAAGGGAATCCCAAACATCAATAGTCTGGATCTCTTCCTTACCAACATAATGCTGTTGATAGGTCTTACTAATATACTCTAGTACTTCCTTGAGGATCTTATCCTCTCTAAATCTATAATCAATATTCGACATAATTTAAATACCTCTGAACGAGAGTGTCAATGTAGTCCATATTATACTTGGCTAGATTGTAATTGTCAATAGAAATATCACTTAGCTTTAGATCAAAGTCAACTTCCTTTTCATACTTACCATCATAGATACCAGTTGGACTACCATCAAACTTACCACCATTCAATCCAAGCCAAACGGCTGCAGAACTATCCCAAGTGTCAATGTACTGCTTGAATGGTGCCATCAGCTTAATTTCATTTGGCCCATCTACCATACCAAGGAAATGAATCTTCTTACCATTATCTCTAATACGGTCTAGTATACCCCTCTCCTTCAGCTCTTGCATAAACATATAGCGAGCAACAAAGCGCTGAAGCTTGTTACCCTTCTCCACATTATATGCATTAGGTACAGCAAGAATAGATACACCAATGTAGTCTACATGCTTAGATGTAGATGCCCAATCAAATGCACTAATCAAATCTTCTTTGTCACCAACTTTAGATTGAGGACAGAAGAATGTGCCAAATCCTTGGTACTTAAACATAGGAGCAAGATCAATAGCAGTTTGAATAGTCTTAGAAGAGTGTTCAGCTGGATAGTCCGACATAACAACATAATCAGCTTTAACTAACTGCGCCATCTCCAATACTTTTATAGGAGTTAGCATTCGCTTGCCCTGCTTGTACATTTCAAAGGCACTATTATCCATAATAATCATTGCCTTCTCGTTGGACTTCATTCTTTTATAGAATGTTGTATACTTATCACTAGTATCAATAAGATGAGCAAGAGTTAGGTGAGCTTTGTAGCCCTCTACAAGATTCAAACATTCAGTAGGTGCTATATGGCAAAATTCTGTCATAATTATTCATCCTTTATCATTAGGTGGGGACGGTGACGCTCATAAACAAGCTCACAACCATTTTCATTATCTTCACTTACAATTATTGTACAATCTCTACCAGCATACTGGTTCTTCAAATATGCAAGTAGTTCTTCTGCAATCATTTCGCAAGACATGAAGTCTAACTTTAGAATTCCGCTACCATACAAGGCTTCTAATTCCCTTTTTAGGAGAATAAACTCTACATCCCGGTCATCATGGAACACCTCAAGATAAACCTTGAAGTGAAACATATGGCGATGAGGGTTAGCTAGAAAACTAACCTCCTTCAGTTTCTCATCTGTGGCAGCAGCTGGATAGCAATGAATGCCTTCCTTCTGGAATGTTACCCAAATCTTTTTCTTAATCATTAAAGTACTCCAACTCCTCACCATACAATTGAAGAACATCAGCATACCTACCATAAGATATGGATGATCTGTATGGGTGCTTGTTAATATTATGCTTAGGGTTCATTGCGTGTATCAAAGTTTGTTCCTGATACTCGATATGAGGCTGTTGACAGTTATGAGGCTTAATTAGCCACACAAACTTCCATGACTCGTGCTCTTCGAGAAGGGTTCTAAAGTTGGTCATGTCATAACCTTTCTCTCTAGCCTTTCTATGGTTTTCTTCTAACTGCTTTAGACCTAATGTAGTTGAACCAACATACATTAGTTCACAAGCATCATTGTAGACACCATATACGCCACGGAAACGATAAGCATACGGATCTTTTAAACCAGACATCCAGGAACCTCACTAGGATTGAACTTTGAAGTGACTGCAATAGCATTCCAAGGATGTAGACTTTCTTCATGCGATACAGCCAAAGAGAAGTCTCTAATTCTACCCTTGTCATACCATTCGTCTAACGCGCCATACATTATACGGCAAACGTCTTCAGAGAACAACAGGTTGGCTCCATTAAGTTCGGCAAACGCTTGTTCATCTCGTCTCTTAACAACAATCTGAACTTCGGTTGGAATATGCTTTCTGCAAAGCTCTACAATGTCTTCAAACCAAATGATCTTACTTGGGTCAAACTCAACCTTAACCTTTAGAATAGATCTCTGACTATGAGCATTAGCAGCAGCATCTCTATGCTTACGAGCATCATAGGCTAACTCAAACGAACATGGACAAGTTGAACTATAGACATAGTCTATGGTAATGAAGAACTTATAAACTCCACTACGATACTGACCTTCTAATTCAACCTTATAGGCAATATGACCGCGAAGTTTTTCTTCAGGGTTATCATCTCTACGAGAGCGTAGAGCCTCTTGTGTCCAAGGATATTTAAAGCGAAGCTTACAATAAGCATTCTTACTATTCTGCTTCTCAGCGAGCTCCTTTAGTGCTCCTTGAATGCCATCGATCGAAAGGTGGTCTTTGATCTTATTATGCATAATGAGATAGAGTCTCGAGAGATTCAATCCCTTAGCATTAGGGTCATCCAAAGAGCAATAAAGGCTGGCTTCTGCCTGCAACTGTTGTGTATTACCATCACGGCGCTTGACCATGATAGGAAGGTCAACCGGTGCAATACCAACCTTACGAAGAGGAACTCTTGCACCGGGTAGAACTGGATTCACTTGAGGGTCAGGTAACTCCTCACAGTAGAAATTACTATCATAATTAAATACAAGATCTGGCATCTTGTTAGAGTAATCAATACCCATTTTTACACCTCAGGGTTAACATAAAGAGCAGAGTTAAACTCATGCTCGTAGATCTCTATAGTATCAATCCAAACGCGGTTGTCAGTCAACTCTTTAATTTTTGGATTAATGTTATCAAATACAAACTTACAAGAGCCTTCGATACCTGGACCCCACCCCTTTGTTACATCCATAACATTAAGGTTGATGCCATCCATCTCATGCATCTCTTTCCACATCTTAAGTAAAGGGTCATCAGATGCAATTAACATTCTATGGTCCCATTGATCTTCAAGCCACTTCTTGACCCACTTAAGGTCACCAAAGTCCATACACCACATCTTGTCATCTAGTGTAGTACATGCAAAGGTAAACTTAACATAACGGCCATAACCATGAGCCCACTTACAATGACCCTTATCTCTCCACTGACGATGACCAGTAGAGATAGGACCTATTCTTTTTGTAGAATAAAACTTACTAGCCATCTCACACCTCCCACCAGAACTCAAACCATTCTGGAACTTTCTTTCTTGAAATCTTAGTACCATAGAAGTTGGGTACTATACTCTGATCCTTGTTATAAATCAAGGAGGCAACGTAAATATTATTGTAATCTAACTTGTTACAAACAGATAGATTCCAATCTTCGAACATAGTCCTTAGAGCTTCTCCACTATCGACAATATCATCAACAACAAGTACCTTCTTGCCATTGTTAATATCTTCTGGTACCCAACAGTTATATTCTTTATTCTCATGGTCTCTTGTCGACCAGCTGATTGGAACTAATCGCAATCCAAGCTTATGGGATAGTACTACACCAGGAATCAAACCTCCTCGTGATAGTGCTACGATATAACTAAACTCAACTTTTGATCTCTTGATCTTTCTGACAAGGGTATCGATATCCTTATCAAAGTCTTTAATTTTATACTTAATTAACTTTGCCATACACCTTTCCTAAACCATGTTACGAGAACTAATCTTTTACCTTTTGTGACTTCTGCAACGCCATGATCAACTGCTGTATTATAATAAATTGTCCGGCCAATAGGTTGAGGTAATGATCTTTTATTATTGCCTCGGCCAACTATAACATCGCCACCTATTAAATCATCTGATTTGTCTATTAGGGTGATTGCAGTACCATCAACAGTATCAGGGTTATCCTGATGAGTCTTAGCATATGCTCCTGATTGATACTCTAAGAAGTAATTGGTTACTGAGCACTCGCTACCATGAAACTTAATTAACTTAGATTGAATACCATCCCACAAATCTGATCTTACCTTTCTAATGTTACATTTGTATACATTAAACAAATTAACATCTTGAGTGTGGAATTGTTTTGGCGAATTGTTATAAAGTTGCCTTAGATACTCCAACTCTTTTTGATTAATAATATTACTTGCTTTAATCATTAAACACCAATAGTGTTACCCCACAAGTACACATGGACTCTTGCCGAGACATTAAAGCCTCTCTTAAATGCCTCTTCAGCAATAGCACCAGCACTCATATAACCTTCTAGCCCACCAGTCTGTGCTTCTTCTGTGGCACCGACCGGCATCACCCAAACAGGGAATGTTACTCCTGCTTTTCTGAATTCATTAGTTACATGGTCAACTTCTTCCCATGTCTCTTTCTTACCGTTAACAACATACTTGATTTGCCCATGGCCTCTAGAAAGAGAATGGTACTCAGCTAAGACCTCAGGAACAATAGCATCCTTATTTGTTTCACCAGAAGTAGTCCAGAGCTTAGGAGAAGATGAAATAAAGATCTCTCTGCCCATCTCTCTCCAGTTAGTCATAAAGTTACTAAACTCTGGCCTTAATGCCTGAGTAGCATTAGTCTCAAATGTAATGAACTTAGGACTATTCTTGATCCTATCGAAGTAATCAAGAATACCAACTGTACAGTCTTGAGCATGCTTCATTAAAGGCTCACCACCAGTGAAGCACATGTGGATAGGCTGGCCTGCTGGATGGTCAAACTTTGACTCTAGATTATGGGGAGATCTAATGTGACCAAGAATCTGGTTAGCAATATACTCTGGTGTACCCTTATGCATTAGGTGCTTGAACTTCTTAGCCCAAGAATAGGAAGAGTCACAACCATATTTCCATACAGGTAGGTCTTCGACTCGCTTAATAAAGTCGACGGGCATATCTTTGTAGGGAAGCTTATATGTCTTAGGGTCAGTTGGATCTTTCTGACCAAAGCCATCACACTGGAGGTTACAGAGAAAGTATCTCAACCAAGCAGTTGGTATACCAGTGTATCGACCTTCACCCTGAATAGAATAGAAGATCTCAGAATAGTTATATTCTTTTTGCATTACAAAAGCCTCAAATTAAACATTATTTATAACGACCACTATACAACAACTCATCGTTATTTTCAACTATCTCCAATGTGGACCCAAAGCCCACATCACTAAAGTCTTTCTTACACCCCGTTGAACCTTCTCAACACTGTGAAATGTTGTTGGCTTAAAGATAACCATATCGCCTTTCTCAAGGCAAACAGGTTCATCATTAATAATAAGTTCACCACCACTATACTCACTTCTATCCGATAACATCAAAACCAAACTAATTTTTCTTTGATGTGGGGTTTTGTTATTGAAGATTGTATCAACGTGTCTTGCATAATGGTCATCTTTAAAGTATGTGGTGTGCTGTATCTCTAGCACCCTATAAAGTTGAACATCAAACGCATGTTGATAGAAGTCGATAAATGGGTAGATGTTATCTAGAATGTTAAGATAAAACTTTCTATGGTTGTTAAAAGTTATAAACCGAGTCTCACAAGACCTCATATTCTTATCATTGGATATGCCTGATGGCAAACCTTTATCAACAGTCTGACCTTGACGGATTGGTATACGTTCTGTTGGGGAACTCCAACTGTCAATTAGGTCTTCTGGAATAGCTGACTTAATAGTTATAATTGACATACTATTTCCAAGTTGGACCAGTAATAAAAATAAACAAAATGTTTCTTACACCAGATGTTATCTGTTCCACCTTGTGTTGTGTGTATGATGTAAATAGGGCAACAGTACCTTTACCCTCTACTTTAGCTGGAAGCGGGTAACCAGGCTCAAAAACAAACTCGCCACCCTCATACTCTGTTGGATCAGATAACATTACGGTCAAAGAAAGCTTTCTATCGGTTTTCAGATTGTTGTACTTAGGGTTGTTTAGAGCCATTTTATAACTCATGGTATCATCATGCCAACCCACACCGTGGCCTGGTAGGTATGTAATATGCTGGATTGCTCCATCAATCTGATAATCAACATCAATACCTAGTTTGTTAATATTACTTTTTGTGTAATCAATTAACGATTTAAAGACACCTTCGTATGGCTTCATGTTAGCCGATAAGAATCTAACATCACATCTTCTTACACCTGTCTTACCAAA